TGAACCGCGCCGGATTGCGGCTGATGCTGTCCCAGTAGCCGAACTGGTCAGTGTTGGCCTTGCCTTTCTTCACCATCTGACGAATGTATTTACGCAAAGCTTGTCGCGCTTCTTCGTAGTTGATGAAGGTGAGTTGGTTGGCTTTACCAACTGATGCATAACCAAACGTGTTGTTCACACCAGCCAGCGGCTTACCGTTCTTGAATACTTGATACATAACTACTCCTTAGCAATGGGTTGTTTACGGCGCTTTAACTCCTTTGCTATTTGTTTCTTCCCAATGTGTGGCTTGTATTTGCTGCGTTCAAAGTAAACCACCTCAGTGGGCTGCAACGATGTGGGCATCTGACCTTCACCACTTAAGATGCGACGGTTGGGAACTTCATACCCAATCAACGCATAGTTGTTGAAGACTCGAACACCCGGCTTACGTTGCTCATGTTCCGGCAGGATGAGACTAGCTTCCACACGTCCCTCCCTTTCCTGTGATGAGGCACACGTCGTTCTCCTCAAACACAACTCCTTTGTGTTTCATTGCTTCTTGATACGCAACCTCAGTGATGGGTTGTCCACCACGGCTGCCATCGGGGTAGCATGTGAACCCACGGAGGCGAGGAGCGTAATGAGCAAGCACACCTGCAAACTTAGGAACAAGGCTCTCATTGTTTTCCTTACTGCCCCATTGAGGCAGGTTGATAGTCGAACTAATGGACATGTCCACGTAGTCCTGCACATCAGCTTGGAATTTGATTCGACGTTCTGGATCGGATGACAACGCTTTGGCTGTCTCAATTGCTTCCGGCTTCACACCAAACTCTTTGATGATGTGATCGGCTGTCGCATCCACTACATATTCGTAGTGCCATCGCGTCCCATCCTTGAGGTAACGACGCTTGTAAGCGACAGCAAAGAGAGGCTCGATACCAGTTGTAGTAGAGGCCAGAATACCAATACTTCCTGTTGGAGCAATGGCTCGGTATGCGACAGGATGTGAAAGAAACAAGCGGTCACAATGCTCGTTAGCAGCGCGTTCACTGCTGTCCCTATATACAGCCAACCAACGGTGGAGTTCGGTAGTGACTTCATACTTGTGCCCTCTCTTCAACAACCACTCGTGCATTCCCATCAAGCCTAGGCCGAGTCGTCGGTTCTTTTCTCTGACTCGCTTGACCTTATCGTAGGGGAGGTCAGCTCGGACAGTTCCGCAGACAAGGAACTTGGAGGCGAGTTCGACAACCGACTGAAGTTCCTGAATTGTGTCAATGTTTCCGAGATTGACAGAACCCAAGTTGCAAACATCGCTGTCATCTGCGCTGCAAACTTCAGTGCAGGCGTTTCGTAGAGTTTCATTCTGCTTGTCTCCAAAGTTGAAGCTGAACCCCGGCTCCCCTGTCATCATTGCCTGTCGCACATTGGCAATGAACGTTGGGTGATCGGGCGTTCCTAAGAACGCATCGTCGTAGTTCAGCGAAATGTTGGTCATGTCCAGCGGGGCAGGGAAGTTGAAGTCTGCCTGCTTTGCATCCCACAACGTGTAGTCTTGTGCACCAATGCCAACAATACGCTTGGTTGCGTCGCCTATCTTTTTGTTGTGCCAGTTCTTCGCAACGAGGAATTCCGGCGCGTCCTCATGTTGCCAGTGTAGCGATGCGTAAATGGCCGAACGACGCGAACCTCCTTGCATGACGTTTCGTCCGACTTCGTTGATGGTGGACATGAGCGGGAGCGGGCCACTAGCCTTACCCCCAGTCCTACCAAGAAGACGCCCACTAGGACGCAGAACAGAGTAATCAATTCCTATACCTCCGCCCGTCATGAGACAGGCCATTGCACGTTGCGTGACAGCCGACCATTCTTCCCTCGTGTCTTCTTCACACTTCAACAGATAGCAGTTGTTGTATGCCTTGAATGGACGACCAGCGTAGTAGAGGTAACGGCCACCGGGAATAAACTTCATCTCTGCGATAAATTGAACAAGCTGTTGCCTGTCCTCTTTACTCATCAGCGGAGCTTCGGTGCCGCCTCGTGTGCCACACACATCATCAACAACTCGGTGTGCAAGGTTGTCCCAACTGTCAGCAGGACTCAGTGCATACTTTTGTTTGAAGATGTGTTCGGCAAATGGGGTCTTGAAACGACTTTTATCCACGTCGTTGCGCTCTTTCTTTGTCGCTTTTATTTTTGTGGCATGGTTTGCACAAGACCTGTAGTGCTTTGTCTTCAACGAACATGCGTTCGACGTAGACATCCCAACTGACGAAGCCAGTCTTGGTGTCAACGACAGGTTGCTTGTGATCGACTTGGACTTCTTTGAGTGGGAACTCGCCTTTGCATTTAGCGCAGCGATAGTGCATGGCAAGCTTGCCGGACTTGGGGTTGATGCGGCGCTCCGTTGCAGCGTTCTTAAGAACACGAAACTTCGGAGGCCACCACCTTAGACCGGCCCGCAGCTTGCTAATGACGAACGACTTGAAGCGAGACTCTGTCCACAACCCACCGTTGCGTTTAGTCATCAGGATCGACAACACCAAACCGTTCCTTGAATTCAAGGAGTCGGTCAGCAAACCGATCTAGGATGTCATCAACAGTGAGTTCGAGCAGGTCAACCAGCTCGTGTTCATCGGCTTGACGGGATGCTACGTCTTTCAGTTCTTGCAACCGCATGGCGGGATACTTTCAGTTTAGTTGAAGGTATACCGCGCTTTACCCCATACTCGTTGTAGAGCTGACGCATCGACTGGGTTGAGAAGTCAAAGCGATTGGTGTCGTATATCACTAGGTCAACAACACCACGCCAGTAGTTGGTCATGCTTCCCTTGGCGTAGTCATCGACATGCTCAAAGAAACAACCAACAGCCAACGCTTGATTGAGATGTGCAGCACCGTGGCGATGCTCAGCCGACGTGTCCAGCGTGTGGGTGTGTCCAAACACTACAGAGTTGGAGAACAACCGCAATGCTTTTTGTGCTACGTTGGGATTGCCAATGGCTTTACCAGCCGAGTTGATGGGGATGTGTGTGAACGACACACCATTGATGGTAAACACATCCTTATATCGAACCCATGTGATGTCGCGCTCTACCAGTTTCAAGTCTTTTGGAATTGAAACCGTGTCCTCAAACGTGGGGTCTTGATTGAGGTAGCGAGTCAACCGATCTTCATGGTTGCCCTCGACGTAGATCACTTCACAGTCTTGTGAACCGTCCAGTCCCATCATGTTGAGGGCTGCGTTACCGGCCTCAATCTCTAGCTTATACCGCTTGTTCTCCATCTTCTTGCGTTTATTCTTATCCCATTCACTGAGACAATTGAGCGACAAGAAATCCCCGATGATGATTACGTAGTCAGGCTTCTCTATCCTGATCTTGTTGCCGAGGGCTAGGAACCGATCAAGGTTCTGATCCTCGTCAACGTGTGCATCGCCAACAACTAGAACGTTAAGTGGCCGTGATGATGTCATCCTCAACTACCTCCGTCTTACGTTTCGGATGTAGTTCAGGCACCTTCGGTTCTTTAGCCACTGTTCCTAGGAACACCGGGCCAGTTGAGTAGGCAAAGGCTCGCAGCCCCTTCCCATCGTTGGCATCCTTCCAGCAGTCCCACTTATAAGGACAGTAGGAACACTCAGTGCAAAGCTTCATGTTCCCGCTCTTGCCTTCAGGCACCAGCTCGAAGTGGCGCACCGGCTTGCCGCTTGATGAACAGGCATTACGGACAGCAATCATCTTACTAGACGCTTCCATCCCTTCACCCAAAGGCAATTCAAAGAAGCCGATGCGTCCGTTCTGTTTGTCAACAGCAAGAAAACCCATGCGCTTATACTTGTCGTCTAGGTTGTAGCCAGCAAGCTGAGCACGGTAGCCAAAGCTGTCGTTCGCATCAGTGAGTCCGTCTTTAAACTTGTCGAAGGCGTAGGGGGAACAGCTCTTTACATCAACCAACACCCCGTCAATGACGGCGTCAATGCGACCACTGACTTTCCAGCCATCGCCCAAGTCCCATTCCTTACGCTCTTGGCGTTTCTCCACCTTGTGCCCTGCCTGCTCCGCAAGCATCAGCACCAGTTCTTCCACGCAATCGCCATAAAGAAACTTGAGAAGGGTGTGTCCTTCCATCTTCTCACCAAGCTCCGGCTTGTTCACGCCATACCACACCTGACGGACACAAGGCTTACCAATCTCACTCATGTAGAGCGTCTTAGGTTTGCGTTTGTTGTGCCGTGCAGTGAGGTCTTGCATGACATGGTTGGCCATGTTCACGCTGAACCGCGACAGATTGTCCACGTCAAACTCAGCAGACTTGCCACTGAGTGTGTCCGTGAACAACTGTTGAATGTCATCAACAAGGGTGTCGATTGTTTTAGTCATGCAGGTTTCTCCAACAGTGCCCCGCAATGGGGGCACTTCTTATAACGCCACGATGTAAAGTTGTTACACTTGGGGCAAATCATTACGCGGCTTTCTTTTCTGCTGCCATCTCTGCCGCTACTTCTTCTGCGTCCAAATCGCCAGCCGAATACGCTTCGAACTTACGAGCCATGTTGATGATGGAATCGCACATTGCCGACTCATCCCAAGCCATCGGTTTGCCACCAGCCGCACCGACAAACAACTCACGAGCATTGGTCAGTGCGTTCTGACGAATGATGGAACGTTGTCCATCAAGAGCAGGGATTGGGAAGACGCCCTTGCCACTCGACACTGCCGGAATTACGCGAGTTACCGGACTCGACGCCGCAGCAGGGGCGCTCCCTTTTGTAATGGATTTGGGATCGGCTTCGTTGCCATAACTACCAGTGTTGTAGTCGAACGACACAACATCACCGGCATTCACCTTCGGGTCTTTGAACCCCGTGCTATACCATGCACCACCCACCTTGAAGCTGTAGGTTTTCTTGGCACCGAAACGGGTGTTCACATCTTTGCTACCAATCTGCTCAACTGTTTGGCTTTCGATTCTCATGCTGCTTCCTTATCGTAATAACTGAAATCAATTTCGGTTTGATCGAACCACGTAGGCCCACAGCTCACACCAACGTTGAGCTTGAGAGGGAACGTGAAGTCGAACGTTTCTTTAATTAGCTGTGGCGCACTTTCCATAGTTTGCTTAATGACGACGAGTGCTTCGTCCAACACGTCTTTATGTATGTCGAACATCACACTGTCATGCACTGTATTAATCATGAGGCACTTGTCTTTGAGGCGAGGGTTGTTCCTAAGAACACGATAGAGCTTGCCCAGAACCAGCGGCACAATGTCTCCTGTCGCTCCGCCTTGCACCGGATAGTTTTTAGTTTCAGTGGGAGAGAACGAAGACACAGTTCCCTTCCACTTCTGAACCTCTGGACTATTCGGATACTCATGGAACACAAAGCGCCGTTGGCTGAACGGGCTGACATACACGGAGTCACCCATCGGAAGGCTGGTGTCAGGGTCTTTGCGTCCCTTGTATTCACGGCCTGCCTTCACTGCTTCATACACAGCGTCGTGCCATTGCTTCACACCGGGATAGCGGTCATAGAAGACACGGATAAACTTACGTGCGTCATCAACTGATAGGCCGCTCTGCTCCGATATACCCTTAGCACCTGCTCCATACACCAAGGCAAAGCTGCAACGCTTAAACTTCTTGCGTTCCTCCGGCTTCATCTCCCTGCCATACAGCGCCTTAAACAGCGCCTTGTGCATGTCAGTGCCAGTGCGAATGTCCTCGATGAGTTGCGTGTCACCGCTCAACACGGCCAGCATCACCATCTCTAGCTGGCTGTAGTCGGCTTCACACACCACACCAGCATCACCGAAGCGAGACACAAACGCTTTCTTAATGTCTCCCTTCGCACCATCAGTGACGTTCTGCAAGTTGGGATTGGACGAACTCAGTCGGCCAGTCACAGTGACACAGTGATTCAAGTCGTGGTGCACCAAGCCATCAGGCATGATGAGCTTGTCGATGCCCTCGTAATACGTAGACAGTTGCTTGCTCACATCACGCAGTTCTTGCAGCTTCCAACAAAACTGAACTAATGCAGGATCGGTTGTGAAGTTGGCAATGTGATCGAGCACCTTGTCGTCAGTTGAGTAGCCTCGTGATTGTTTCCATGAATCCAACGGAGTGAACATCATGGGAATACGCCGTGACTTCTCTACGTTCTTGAACTTGTCCTTGCCGTTCTTGTATTTGCCAATGCACTCACGTTCGGTGTAAGTGAAGTCACCGCCAAACAGGAACAACGACAAGTCCTTACCGCTGGTAGGGGACAAGGGTATGCCTGTCTGCATCAGCATGTGTGTCCCCAATTCTGTCGTCAACTCATTGTATTGTTTGTTCAGTCGATCAATGCCATCGGTTAGGAACTTCTTGTCAACGGCCAGTCCATTCCAAATCATCTCAATGGTTGCCATACGTGCATCCATCTGTGACAGAATCAGTGGCAGCATCCCATTCTCTTGTGCCTCGGCATACTGCGACCAAAACACCAACTCAGTGTTCTCAACATCGGCTTTCAGATAGTCCTTCAGCATGTCGGCTGGAACTTCATCAGCACCCATGCCTGCCTTGAACATGTCAGACACACGGGTATCTTTGAGTGTGCCAACACCACGCTTCTTCACCACTTCATCAAGCGAGGGAAACTTATCCTGCTGTCCACTTAATAGATATTCAGCAAGTTGCGTGTCCCAAACGGTGCAGGTTGCTAGCCTGTCCTTTGTGATGTGCCCACCATTGAGTAGGTAAAACAGATCAAATGCAATGTTGTGTCCAATGAGCAGCCGATTGTCACTGGCAAACTTGGTTTCTGGACGAGGTGCGGCATAGGCACCAACCGCTGTCCCACCTAAGATGCGGCGAATACCTAACAGCACTATCTTGTTCTCAGGCCAGAACGGGTTGGCTTTGTTGTTACCCACTGGGCATTTCATAGTGGTTTCAACATCAACCACCAGTGCTACTGCGTCATCTGGTTCCTTCATACCTTGCAATCTCCGGCTTTATCTGCACCTCGAAGTAGCCATGTCGTTCTTTCTCTTCACTACGTGGGCCACCAGTTAGCTTGTTCTTAGGAACATGAAGGTAACGGGTGTTCATCAATGCCGGATCGTGGCTCTTGCCAATGGTGATGCAGGCATCCACCTCACCCGGTTTGTCCACTTTGGAACCACGTAGCTGATTCAGGTGAATGTATTGCGAACCCTCGGCACTGGCATCACACTGCGACAGCGCAATGACAGGGCAATATTCATGGCTCAAGTCTCGTGCCCACTTGTATAGCTTGCCCAACCTAACGTGTTCACCTTCGTCCCTGTTCTGAAACCCACCCACCTTGTCCAACTGATCGAACACAATCAGGGCAGGGTTCAAATCACGGAACAGAGGCGTCAGCTTCTGTGCGTTGTTCATCGAGATGTCGTTGAGCTGCACAAGAATCCGATTGGGATTGCCCATCAGTTTCTCGTAGTCAGCTTCCGCCTTCTTCAGATCGGCACAGATGTCCTTGTTGGTTAGACCAAGGGCAGCTTGCACAATCCGTAGCTTCACCTTGTCGCTACGTTCCTCGTTATTAATCCAGACAACGGGCCTGTCGTCCTTAATCTGGGTGGCCATGTGACTGACCTCAGATGCAGCAAACGTTGTCTTACCTGTCTCAACGTAGGCTGCGACAAGAACGAAGTCACCCTTACGCAGCGGGCCAAGGGCAACGTTCAGTTCTTCCAGTCGCCATTCAAGTCCGGGTGCATTGACATCAGCGATAGCACCAGCAATACCACCCATAACAAATAGGTCACTGGTATTGATGGCACGATTGAGTTCTTTGTCGTGTTGCTTGACTAGCTCGTGAACATCGTCAATGGTGGCATCACCTTCCTTCACACGGAGGGCAGCGTCTGCTATACGGTGGGCGTAGTCTTGTGTTACGAAATGTTCCAGCACATTCTCGGCTGCAACCGAGGGGCTGTATGTCTTCAGCTTGTCGAACACGATGCGGTAGTTGGGGGCAGTTTCTTTCCTAACTTGAGCGTTCCTAAGAACGAAGAAGTAGGATTCAAACGCCGACCAATCCAGATCGGTGACAGCAGGGAACGCCTTGAAGTAGGCGTCCATTGTGTTGATGATGAGTTGTGTTTCTTTAGCTAGGACATGTTCCTTAATGTAAGGTTTGAATCGCTGGAACGTAGCCTTGCTCTTGAGCAATGCCAGTAAATCCAAATCCAATTGTTACCCGCACCAATCTTTCAGTTCTGTCGGGTTTACTTCTTTCGGTTGCATGTCTCTATAGTTTGTTCTCGACACATGCTTGAGAGAGGACAGCAGTTTCAATCTGCTTTTAACTTTAAGCGCACGATCACGTCCGGCATCATCAGCGTCTAGCCATATAAAGGCATAGCTGTATGGCTCTAGCTTATCAACAATGTCATCAGGTTCGACGGTGCCAAGCAAAGCAATTGCGTCCATGCTTGTGTCTCGTGCAATACGTATCGCACTGAGATAGTCTTCAACAACAGCCACCCGACGCAGGCCAGATAACCACGGACGAGTAGTGTGTGTAATGAACACAGGTTTCTTTGCACCACGAACACTGACATACTTAGGCTCAGCCCCATCAATGGAGCGTCCTTGCCAGAACACCAGCTTACCGTTCTCATACACTGGCAGAATCACACGGCCCCATGATTCGGAGTAACCAATGCTGTAGTTGGTGATGTCTTCATCTGTGATGTGGTATTTGTAGAGCCATGCCTTGGCTTCCGCTGGCCACAGGCTCGGAAAGAAACAAGTGTCATCGGGCAGTTCTACTATCTCCCGTGTCTGTTCTTCCGCTTCTTGATCGGCAAGGATGCGGCGCATCACATCCTCACTCATCAGTCCACGCTTCTGCGGAGCGACACCATGACCGCCACAGTTGTGGCAGTAGCTAAGCACAGCGTTGTTAGTTCGCTTTACATACAGACGACGACGAGTGTCAGCACCGGCTGAACACTGCGTATGATTGATACGAGTTTGTTTCCCTACTTCGAGCAGCTTGGCTGCTTCTTTAACGTGTGCATATGGGATCAGCACAGGATGCTCCCTGCTGCGTTGTAGTTGTAGTTCTCGGCAGGTGGTTGTTGGACAACGAAACCTGCAAAAAGTTCAATGTCATTTTTTCTTGCGAGCAGACTTGCGTTTCTTTGCCGGTGCTTTCTTACCGCGTTTCACCAATGCGTCATACTGTTTATACGCTGCACACACGCAGCACCCTACAACGTAGTCACGGCAACGCGGGCCGAAGTATTCAAGCAGAGCTTCTTCAACGTAGTTCATGTCTAATGCGCCTTTCTAAGTAATTGACGTTTCTAGCTGGATGTCGTAACATTCTGTTAGACAGAATGGACGTAAGTTCCTAGGAACAAAGGACAAACGCTCGGACTGTCACGCCGGGGGTCGCGGGTTCGAGTCCCGTCCACTCCGCCAACAATCAACAACTTACGTAGTGTCGGCCACCTACCTGTCTAACAAACAGAGTAGGTGTCTAACACTTATGCGCGCCCCTCCACATCTTGTTTGCTTTCCATAAACCATACCCCGAAAGCCGTTACCAAACTTCCCCATAGAACGAGTCCCCACACATCAACGAAATTTAGAGCCATCGCTATGAAAATCGTCGGAACGGTATATACGGGGAAGATAAAAGCCCAAAACAGTAACCGCTTCATGCGCGCCTCGCTTTGTCGATTGCTTCAATGATGTTTTTGACGACAGCCTCCTCGCCGCCTTCATGGATAACTTGAAATGTTGGAAGCGCAACAGCCACGGTATTGATTCTGTAAAGCGCCTCCCGCAGCGCGGCGGACTCGGCTTCGGCTTGCTCGGCGCGTTCGCCAAGCCTAAATGCGTGTGTCTTGTAGGCATCGAATCCAGCTAATGCGCGCTTCAAATCGCCGTTGCGGATGCCAACAACAACTTCAGCGGAAGCTTTTGCTTCATTAAGCTCTGGCAGTTTGTCAACGTAACTAAGGCGTTTGTTCGCTTCCGCAAGCTCCGCCTTCAGCGCATCCCGCTCGGCTGATGCCATGTCTAACTTATATTCATTGGTGTCGGCACGACAATGCTCAAAATCCCTTGCTTTTTCTGCGGCGCTGAGTTCGGTTTCGAGTTGGCGGCACAAACCTAGAACAGTGATATGTCCGTCATATCCGTGTGCCCTGTATGCGGCATCCGTCCTCGGCGTGCTCATTTCCCAAACCATCCCGAAAAAAGGCAAAGCCCCAGAGCGGTTATGCCGCCCCATACATGCCCGAGTGAAAACATCACAATCGCTACTGCTGCAAACATTCCTGAATCGCTCATTTCGCCACCTCTTTCGACTTATCTGAGGCTATCGACTTTACTAACACCTCGTCGGTAATGCCGAGCGGTGGTAGTAGACCTATCGTGTCCCAGTCGATGCTGTGCATCGGTGAGTGTCTTAGAGTCGCTTCCGGTTTTGCCTCGAATGTCATGCTCCCAGAACGGAGTATTCCCCTGTGCGGCCCACTTGGCGCAGGCTCTACGCCATGCACTTTTAAGGCCCGATGGGGTAATCCCGAAGAGTGGTCGTAGGTCTGGTGCAACTCCGCCAGCTTGTCCGTGCCTAACATTACGAACGAATCCAACTGCGGTTCGTAACGCCCATGTCCATCTGAATTCCAAAACCTTACGCTTTCTACTCTTACCGATTCGGACGACAAGTCCTCGCTCACCTTCAGCCGGATCGTGCAGCCTAAGCATGTCAGCCATACGTAACCCGGTGAGGTATTTGATGAGAATATATCCACGGAGCCAAGGGGGACAGCATCGCTTGGCAAACCTTCGCAGCTCCCACCCTTCGACGTAACGCTCTCTTCCATGTTCTTTGTTCCTAGGAACGCCGAGACAGGGATTGACGTCAACAGTGACGTCCCGATTGAAGGCAGCACTTAGTAAACTCACTTCTCTGTTGGCCCTGACTGGCGCATGGTTGCCATCTTTGTCCGTCCTGTTCTTTAGATATAGGGCGACATGTTCACGTCGCACCTTCAGCTTGTCCATCTTGCCGAACATTCTGTTCAGCATGGCAGCGTCACGCTCTCTATCTTCAACGTGACGTGCACTCATTGCACCCCGTGCTTTCTCAGCACGGAGGTAGTCGAGGTAGTTGTCCAACATCTGGGCAACAGTGCCTGCACCGGGAGCAAGGGTGGAGAGGGAAGCCCATTTCTCTCGTGCACCCCTGTCCCAGTGCTCACCTAAGCGGTGCCACTTGTTGCTCTTGTCAACGTAGTGGAATGCACCGTTCTTCCAGTAGACCCGCTCAGCGGGATGTTGAGAACTCAGCGGTGCTCTCTTGCCCATCGTCATCCTTTACTTCACCAATCACCCTGCCGCCATATATCCGAGCAGCAACAGCAGCCTCTGCTTGAGTCGCTGCCTCAATAACAAACTCTTCATCGAACTCTTTACACAACCACTTAGCCATCAGTTTCTCCGTTTGGGAAAGGCACCAAGGTTGGGAGCATCGGTGTTCTTAGGAACAGCCGATGACATCCCGTGTCTCTGTTCAACGAGAGCACGCAGCACATTGATTTCCCCCGTGTGCTTGATGGTGTAGGGGAAGTTGTTATTCTTCAGCCACTCTATTTGCAGTGGCTTCTTCTTCTCTACACCAGTAAGTTCCGCAAGTTCATGCGGGCTTAGGAACATCGGCAGCAACCGCAGTGTCAGGTTGCGATCTGTCGAAGTTGAACTGCGCTACTGAATCACACTTCTTGCCAGCTTCGGCAGAGAGTGCAGCAGCAGATGCATGTTCACCGAGGCCAATGTAAAACTTGGCGTGGTTAATCATGTTGAGTGCCCTGTCAAGGGCAGTGGCTTGTTCAGTGGGTGTCATTAGATGGATGCTCCGAACACCTTCTTGTAGAACTCAGCCACCACCTTGCGGTCGGAGTCACGAAGCTTGTTCATGAACGCAAGCTGCAATGCATAGCTCACATTGTTGAACGCCACCGACTTCTTGCTCCAGCTAAGGAGAGTGCGAGGTGACATGGTGAGGTTGATGTTGTTCTGTTGGCACGCAGTCCGCACCAGATTGGCGAAGCTCACCATCTTCTCCGCAATGCCAGCCTTCAGCTTCGGATACTTGGCATAGATCAGCTTCACTTCATGCGCTTGCTCAAGGTAGTCGAGCTTGATTGTCGTTTGGAAACGGTCAATCGACGCATTGTTCTGCACGTTGGTGCCGGAGTAACGGCCAGTATCATCACCTTGACCGACGGTGTTACCACCGCAAACCAACCGGAAGTTGGCATCAGGAGTGATGAACTTGGACGCCGAGTCACCCGGCATCTCTTTGAGCAGGAGCTTGCCGTCTTCCTCGAACAGCCACTGCATCGAGAACAGGATTTCGGGAGGCGTCACATCCCACTCGTCAATCAGACACACCGCACCGTAGCGGCACGCTTCAGTGACAGGGCCATCCTTCCAGATGGTGGCACCACTCTCAACGATTAGCGAACCCATGAGAGTGGACGACTCCATGTCGCCGGTCATGTTGATACGAATGAACGGACGACCAGTCACGGCACAGGCATACTGCACCAGTGACGACTTGCCTGAACCCGTCGGGCCGGTGATAAGAACCTTCTCACCCAGTTCCCAACCGAACAGCAACGAGTGTGCTTGCTCGATCTGGATGTTATAGCACGAGTCAACCGTCGGGATGAAGGCACGAATCTGTGCCGGTGCATCCTCCGGTTTGAATACGGTAACGGCGAAGTCGATGAGCTTGCGCTTCTTCAATGCACGCTTGCCATCGGGAATGAGGGAACTGAACAGCACCTGATTGGCACCGCACACTACCTCCACTTCCTTCTCTTCTTCAGCCGCAGGTGCAGCGGCTGCTGCTTCCTTGGCATTGGCTTCGAGGGCTGCGTTACGAGCCATGAGTTGCTGGCGAAGGGCTTCTTTAACTTTCATATCCAAAGGGCTTCCTGCTGTAGTCATACTGTCCTCTTGTTGTGTGTTCCTAGGAACATGATTTACTGCAACTTATCTTCGATGATTGTCAGCAACGCTTCTTCGATCTGGTCGGCGTTGTTAATCACGCAGTTCTGCTTGTAAAACATCCTGACTGAATCGCTCTCAAGTCCGATGCCCATGATGTCAACCGGACTCTCCGTTTCAATCTTGTTGACGACGTGCTTCAGATGCCACACACCATCGCCGTATCCACTCCAACCAGCAGGCTGGCCATCACTGAACACAAGCAACAGCTTCTTCTTCTCCTTGCGTTTCATCAGACGGTCAAACGCAAACATCACGGCATCACCATCACCGTTATGGCACAGCATGTCACCGCCATAGCCAAAGCGTTTGAGCAGGTCATCCTTCTGCACCAGCTTGTCGCTGAACTTACGATGCACCAGCATGGTGGGTGCACCACGGTCAGTGAACCCGATGATTTCAACGGGAACGTGCAACTGATTGCCCATCACCTCGCTCATCATGATGGCAGCAGCAGACGCATGGTCATACTTGCTACCGTTCATCGAGCCAGATGAATCGACAAGCAATGTGATTGCTGCATCAAGCACGTCATTAACCTGACGTTTCTTGAACACACGTTGTTGATAGCCAGCCGGTGCGTTCTTCACACACAGCTTATGCAGTGCACCTTGATGGAGCTTGCCTTGCTTGGTGCCATACTGGTAGTTGTCCCGTGCCCTGATCTGAAGGATTGATCTGACTTTGTGAGCAAAGGCAGGGGACGTTTCAGCCAAAGCCTCACCGATGGAGTGTGAGTAATCATTGGTAGACAACGCCCTGTTCGTGAGGTCTATCTCCTTGAACTCAGAGGCGGGAGGGGGAGTGTAGTCGCCATGCATGGAATACTTCCCATAGTCGATCTCCATTCCCTCGCTGTGCAAACCAGTAGGTTCGTGTGCGTCAACCACAAGGTCTTTGTAGTTGTTAGCAAATATTTTCTGTTTGCCTTCGGCATCACCATCGGGCTTGCCATCACCCTTCTTACTACCCTTGGCCTTGCCTTCCTGCTCGCCCTCTTTACCCCCACCGTCTTCACCCTGTTCTTTGCCGCCACCATCACCCAGCTCACCATCCTTTGAAGGCGAACCACCTTTACCTTTCTTGCCCTTGTTTTTAGCTTCTTCTTGGCAACGCTTCACTTCATCCTCTGCGTTCTGCTCGAACACTTCCTCGAAGATGCGGCAAGCCAAATCGAACGTGGCCTTGGTGCCTGCCTTACGGTTGTCGATGGTGCGTATGTCACGCAACACCTCTGCATAGTCACCAGCCTGTAGCTTGTCGAGATACACTTGTCCCTCTTTCGGGACTGTCGCCTCGATCTTGGTTTGGACTGAGTGTGCGTTCGGATAGAAGTCCGCAGTTATAGGGTTGAGCCATGCATAGAGCGGCATGACAGGCACAGCCATCTCACTCTTCGCAATCGGAGCAGACAGGAGCTGGCTTACCAACCGGACATACACATCGTTGGAACAGAGGCGATCACCTTCGTAGTCCAATGTTCCTAGGAACTCGATGCGATGGTCTTCCAGCATGTTCCAAATCAGGCCGAGCAGTGAGTTGGTTGCACCCACTTTCTTCTCGTTCAGCAGCTTGAAGTCGGAGAACAACTGATGGTCTACCTCATGCGTCACTGCATGGCGTAGCATCTGATACTCTTCGAGCGTGGTGCGCGCCCTGATCTTGGGTAGATACATGGTGTTGCGATCTGTGCGAGGCATGTTCACCTCCTCCCACACCACCTTCAGATCGGCACGCTTCGCAGTCGCTGCGATGTAGCGTTGCATCTCGAACATGTTCAGCATCACGCCCACCTTAACTTGGCCATTGATTCGTTCACTAGGTTGTGCATCGACGCCAACGTTTCCCACTCAGACCTGTCCAGTAGTTTCTCTGCGGCCAGTTCATTGATGAGATAGGAAGCTCTCGCCAAAGCGTTCAAGCACTGCTCATGCTTTGACGTGGGTGTTGGTGCACCCTTCAATTGCTTACTCACTTCCGTCTTAGGACGGGCTGCACCATCAGCCAGCAAGGGCACACCCTTCTCAAGAGCGCCGAAGGCAGTGGCCTTGGCAGTGCGCCATGCCGTAGGCATAGACGTAACACCGAAGTCCTTCTTCAACTGCGCTTCGACTGCCTTGAACACCTTGCTAATGGTGTCCACTGGCACTTCCTTCTGTGCCAATGAACCCACGTAGTTGGCAACCTTTGCCCAACTGTCCTCATCAGTCTTTTTGCTAACGAGGAATCCCACACCTGCGTCATACAGAGCGTGGCCATCGGCTAGTTCCACTGCCGCTGCCGCCGCTACAGTCCCATCATCGGGATGCATACGCTCTCCTTAAGCTGCGAGTTTCTCCGTATCAAACGGCAGGCCATCGAGTGCCAGCCTCGGCACCGTGCCGGTGCACAGTTTGGAATGGAGTGTGTTCAACGTAGCCACGAGTTCGTCTTTATTCTGCACAAAGAATTGGCCACGATTGATGCGTTGTGCTGCAATCTTTTCACCAAGCTTGTCGTCATAGCGTTGGTTGGTGTTGCATTGGCAGATGGACACGGAGAACAATCCATTGTCCCGCTCCCTTACTGCTACCGTGTAGCCGCCTTTCTCCGATGCGATGGAGTTGTGGCGTTGTCTGAGGTGGATGAATGTGATGCGCGCTTGGTCTTGCGTGTTGTCGATGTTCGACATATCCTGCTCCCTGTAACATCAGGTGTTTGTCGTTTTACCTCGAACATTCCACGAGTCTCAGTGCTCTTGAATGTCTGTTGCAATGCAGCTTGAGCCTCACCCTTAGTCGCAAACACTGTGGCCATCGCTTTCCTGCGAGTCGGGAACACAGTCCACACACTGACTCTGACTAGGTAGAGGCCAAGTGTTGGCGAATGGATGATGTAACTCATACGAGTTTGTCCTCGTTAATGCAGCGTCGGTTGTTCCTCTTCTGCGTCTTCGATGCCTGCCTCTTCTGCAACCTGCGGTTGCATGAGGCGGTGAATCTCACGAACCACCAGCTTGATGTGATCTTCATGCTTGCGGCAGATGTAGGTGAGGTTGTCGAGCGTTTCAACTAGCGCCCAACGAGGAACGAAGACGGTGCCCATCAAGTCACCCATCTTCGTATCGTCGGCGCTGTTGGTGATGATTGCACCGTCAGCATTGGGATTGCTGGCCATCCCTTGGAATATCCCCATGCCTAGGTAGTAGGCACCCACCGGAGTGAGCGTCACGTTGATCGAGCGACCCGGCACCTTGATGGATACACGGTAGTAGTCACGTCCGTCGATGTTGACGGGAGTGCACACCACCTTACCCAGTCCAAGGGTAGGGAGCAGGTGTTCAAACAACCAACGCATCCGATACTTGGGTAGTTGGCAATGCTCGCTTTGCGGCACAGATACATGATCTCTGAGCAATTGCACAACGTTCTTAGGAACAGCCACTTCGGTTGTCATTACTTCGCAGCTCCTTTCGCGTCACGTTCGTAGAGCATGAACGTCATGTTCATGCGGGGTGCATCGGGCACCTGACGGAATCCTTCCGTCGCTGCAATGACCGTGCCTTTGTCACCCTTGGTGCGGCCTTGCTTCTGGGTCAGGTCGATACCTAGCCAGAGCATGTTGCCTTCGATCTTGGTTGCGATATTCTTCATGCTGTCTTTCTCCTTGGTTGTTAAACTACAAATGGGTGGGAGTGAAACGCCTCTGCCTTACGCAGCTTTTACTTCACCGTCCGATGTTGCCGCCTCACTCCCCTTGCTCGGCACCTCGTCCTCCACCAGTTTGCGGAGGGCTTTGATTGCTTTCTCAATCTCTTCGTGCTTCTCCATCTGATACTTGATGGCATCGGCAGCGTGCTTGGCCATCACCAAACTGGTGCCAGTAATAGCGCAAATCTCTTTGATTGCATTGACGTGTTCACCTTTGCGAACCAAGTCAATCACACGACTGACTTCCTCCTGATGAAACATCAGAGGATCACCGTCGATGGTGATGAGATACATCTCACTGAACACCACCTTCGGTTTGTGTTCGGCACCTGTCGGTGTGCCTGCTGGTAACTCGACCATGCTTTCTCCTTACGCTACGTGGAAGAACATGCGTTGAATCAGATCGCTCGGCACCATGTTCTTAGGAACACGGATCAACACGGTGTCACCCATGTCGAAGTGCAGGGCAGCATTGAAGCGGCCATCGGCACGGCAGTAACGATCATTCTTGTGGCACAACGCCACACCCACCCGAATCAGATCGCCAGTTGGGGAGGGGAATGAATAGGCAATCGTTGCCCCGGCGTGCGGTGTCTTATCGAGGTTGTCATCACGATGACGGACATGCACAAACCGTAGCTTGTGCTTGGCAGTGAGGCGCTGCGTCTGTGCCTTGCGATCAGCGAGGCGGCGCAGATGTTCGGCACGTTCGTCCGAATGTTTCTTGACTGGTGCAAGCATGTTGTCTCCTTGTTAGGATGCTTTGATTTACGGCGGTAATCATTCTTCCTGTCCCGCATCGGAGTGCTACGCGGGATCGGTGGACGGCGGTGTTTCTTCAATGGCGTCGAGGTCAATGCAACTCTCCTTCCAGTTGTCTGCCACAATGCTGGTGTCCACACTTTTGAGCAGTGGTGTGTAGTCGGAGTCCACTATCCACTGAGCAGTGCCCACCACAGGTTGCTGTGTGTAGGCATACCATCTGCCGTTCTCATCCATCGCAATCCAACGATGGTTGGGTAGGTTGGGCAAGCGCATCACCGCACCGTGCTGGCCAGCCACTGCACCACATTGCCTGCCATTGATACGAGTGCAACAGCACGCCAGCCAAGAGCACGCTTGTGAGCAGCGAGCCATGCTTTAAACCCGCTCTCATAGATGTGCTCCTTGCTCAGCTTGCTGAGGTCGGGTGCGTTCACGCTGCCTCCCTTACAGGTTGCAATGCAGCGCGGCGCTTGGCACGGGCAGTGCCACGAGGCACAGCGATGTGCTTGTTCTTCGCCTTGTCCTGACGTGCCTTCTCCTTCTCCACGTTACGTGCTTTGTTGAACTCGGCTTTCTTTACCGAGTTGTAGTAGGAGTGGGAAGGGGAACGCTTGCTGCGTCCGATCTTTGCGCTGCCTTTCTGCTTGGCCATTCGTATCTCCCTTAGTGAACACGCTTCTTGCTCATGGCGCAGTCGAGACACACGCCATTCACCGTGGTGTGCTTCCGCTTGCGGCAGATGTCACAGACGCTGCGCTCTTCACTGGACAAGAGCACATGGTTGTAGTCGTGCTCCAATAGTTTTGAATAGCGCCGCTCAGTCACTGCCTTGGTCTTGCCATCCAATTGCTCGAACATCACATGCTCCCTTGCTAAGTTGTTCCTAGGAACGGTTGGTCTTCGCGCACGGGAGCATGGATGCAGTCAGAGGCATCACAGGTTCGCTGCACTCCCAGTTTTGCACTTGCTCCCATGTATAGCGGTGCTTGGTCACGAACTCCGTGCCTTCTCGTGTCCGCATCAGCCAATGCGTGGCATGGGGAGAGTCCGTGTCTTCCACTGCGCTACCCTTGTCTGCGGGTGGCAGATCAATCAGGTTCATCGTTCATGCTCCTGTAATTAGAGGTGCGGCGGGAATCGAACCCGCACTGCCGCCCCTAATGGGCGGAGTTCTCCCTTTAAACTACGCAGCCCTCTCACTCGTTACCTGTTAGGCTGCCGCCTTCAGTTCCATGCTGGCAGTCATGTCCTTCAGCACATCGCTCACCAATGCGGTGGCAATGAGGCGCTCGCTTGCATCGAGTTTCTTGCCGATGTTGGTGAGCGTGTTCACTGCGAGCTTGAACTTCTCAAGCTCGGTCTTCGGCACCTTGGTTTCGTCCAGCTCCGCTTCCAGCTCGGACTTGCCACGCGGCTGGCCCTTCTCGTCCATCAGTGCGATGCCCGCCTTCACGCAGTTGCAGATCAGGTTCTTCTGCACGCGATAGGTGGAGTTGTCCGCCATCTTGACTTTCATCTCAGCCAATGCGGTTTGCTCCGCCGCTTTGAACACCGGCTTCATGTCCGTGCCTTTGGCTTCGCCTTTGGCAACGGGTTCGCTGTCCGTGCAGATGAACTGCACGAGGGCACGCCATAGGCCACCCGTCTTTTTGTCCAGCGATTTCACCGCAAGCACTGCCGCTTTGAATTGTTCGTTCATTCGTGCTCTCCTGATGATGTTCCTAGGAACGTGCTAGGCCACGGACTGCTGCTGTTCAGCCAAGTATTGGCTGACAGGTATTCGCACACATTTGCTACGCTTGGGCGGTTGCCACGACCAGTAGCGTGGACGATCCGACTTACGTCGGGTGTCCCGGTAGACGTTGTCGTGTATACCGCTCACCTTCACTGGCTTGCCTCGCATTTGCATACAACCTCCGTTCGCTTGAGGAAGCGGACTCGTTCAAATGTCATCGCAGATGACTAGTCGAGTGGGAACATGTCCGCTTTCACAAGCAAACATCACTTGTGGGAAGGCTTACGTTGAACCTGCTATGCAGGGTAGCGATGTCGCACTTTTTCGCTCACCTTCCGTCCCTAAGTCCTTTCGGACAAAGCCAGCCGGATGATTGCGACGACTTATCATGAGCAGAATGCTCGACCTAGAATACGGATTGCTACACGGCTCTGTTTCACAGCCAGCAACCATCGAACGTGGTTTGCGCTGAGTGTGAGAGGCAGTTCTGCCGATTCCCGATTTTGTTCCTAGGAACGTCACAACTTTCCGACTAGCCCCATTGGGCTACACCTAGACGTTGGGATACTTACCCTGCTGCTGGTGGCAGTCTTTCGACTGGCAGCTAGCTCCGCTTCCCGCTGGAGCCGACCCAATTTCGCCGTGGTGAGGCTGTGTTGTGCTCTGGTCACATGCCCAATTCTCCGTAGCGACAGTGATGCGCTGTCGCCCTGTGAGTGCCGATTCCGAAGGACGCTGGCCGCCCTTTGGGTTCTGCACTCAAATGTCACATCTGGTTTTTGTTTCTCCTATGTTGTTGGGGGGAATTCATCCCCCTTCACTTCGTGTAGGGGGTGAATTTCCCCTATAGGAGAAACTAGATGTGACTTTGAGGTAGAACCTTTCTGAGTGCAGAGCTTTTAATGCTCTAAGAGAAAGGTTTTTATTGTTCTAAGAGCTTGCTTCTCTCATGCCAACGATAAAGCTGTTGTCATTCGAGAAGCTATTTAAGCTCTTAGAACGGCGCGGGCGCGTAGCAACCACCATGCCAAGCGGCAACACTGCTCCAACCAACGTGTCTAAAGACATGTTGAGCTGCTCTGGCACGGCTTTTGGCTTACGCCAACTTTTGGCTGATCGCCCAACTACCGGGGGTCAGCAGCATAGCTGCTAGACCCCTCCAGCTACCCTGATCGGATAGCTAAAGCTATTGGTGGCGAATTGGAACGGCGTCCTAAAGGACGGCGGCTGGCACAGCAGTTGCTGCTTGAATATAAACAACAACTACTAATAACAACTACATATGCGGGAAGTGGTTCTAATGCCAATGTTCTTAAGAACATATATACAGTCCCTGAACAACTTATTATTAATATATATACATCTTATTATTAATTATTAGCAGCTAATGCGTGGCAACCCCACCCCAGGGGGTAGGGGGTCAACGCTCACAGTGCACTTGCACCTTAAAAGTCGCTAACAAAAATTGTCACAACCCCTCAATTGTGACAATCTGACTTTACTAAACACCAACCATAGAACGCAAGGAGCAAATTGAACTTTTTTCAAATTTAGCTGTCTAAGCTTTCAGAATCACATTCTCACCCACGCAACGTGTTCTTAGGAACATGTGTTGCACCAACAATAAGAATAAGTGGGAATGGCCAAACTCTCTCTTTCAACAATTGTTAGTAGCTACTCTTCTGTAGCTACCATCAACGCCAACTTCGCCGCAATCGCGGCAGCCATAGACAACACCCTGTCCCGTGATGGGACGTCGCCCAACACTATGAGTGCGACGTTGGATATGAACTCCAACAGGCTAATCAACCTCGCATCCCCGGTGAACTCCAGTGATGCTGTTCGCCTTGTCGATCTGCAAAGCGGGCTTGGTGTCTCCACCCTCGTCATCCCTTCCCAGACTGGCAATGCTGGAAAGTTCCTAGGAACAAATGGCACGGTTGTTTCGTGGCAGTCGGTTGTTGCCACAGTAGCTGCTGGTTCCATCACTGCCACAGAGTTGGCTAATGGAGCAGTGACCTATGCCAAGATGCAAAATGTCTCAGCCAACAGCAAGCTCCTTGGTAGCTCTGCTACAGGAGCTGGTTCTCCTCCGACGGAGCTGACAGTTGGTTCGACACTGGGTGTTACGGGTTCCACCCTCGATGTCAACCTCGCCAGCAAGAACGCTTGGACTGGAACGCAAAAGGCCAGCGATCAGGCTCTGACGAGTGGTGCGTCTTCCGACTTTACGGCAGGCCAGCATTGGACTGTTAATGTCAACGGCTCTACGTTCACCATTGCCAACCCCTCGGCTGTCACTGACAAAACCTATATTGCCATCTACATCACGTTCACTACGTCCAACACCGTAGCCTTCGGTGCCAACTACAAGAACGTAGCTCAATACACTCCGACAGCCACTGCTGGTAAGACAGACGCTCTGCTGTTCCGGGTAAATGGTTCCAATCTCGAACTGATGTCCTACGCTCAGGACACAGGCAAAGCTTAATGTTTGCTCCGGGTATCCCTAACATCGGTGGCGGTGGCCCCAACGTCGGCTATCAAATCACACGCTCACTTCGCACGCGAAGCTCTGCTACCGGCTATCTCAACCGGACGTTTGGATCACCAACAGACAACACCAAGTGGACACTCAGTGTTTGGGTGAAGCGTGGAACACTGGGTGCTACGCAGGGTGTGTTTAATGCTGTTACTGACTCGAACAATTACACTGACATCTCGTTTGATTCGAGCGATAGGCTGACATACTTTGTTCGTTCGGGTGGCGCAGACCACGGCTCTCGTGTGTCCAATCAAGTGTTTCGTGATCCATCGTCGTGGTATCACGTTGTGGTTTCTAAGAACGGCACTACCGTCACATTATACGTCAACAACCAAACACTAACACTTACAGGCACGGCACCAACTGCAAGTGATGTGTTCATCAATTCCAACCGTGTTCACTATTTCGCCAATCGTGTTGGTTTGGTCAATCCGTTTGATGGCTACTCAGCCAATCTGATTTTTGTAGATGGACAGGTGCTAACACCGTCGTCGTTTGCTCAAACCGATGCAACAACTGGTGCATGGGTTCCAATTCAATACTCAGGGGCGTTTGGAATCAATGGTCAATTTTGCCCGTTCACCGACACCAGCAGCACAGCCAATCTTGTTAAAGACACAAGCGGCAATGGCAACAACTGGACTCCTAATGGAATCAGCTTGTCGGCAGGTTCCAACTATGACTCAGTATTGGACGTCCCTTATTGTGCAGGCCAAGCCAGCGGGACACAGCCTAGCGGCAACTATGCTGTTTTAAACCAGCTCTGGAAAGGATCAGCTTCTGCTATCAGTAATGGCGGTTTGACAAACACTTTCGGGGGATCGGCAAGTATGTCTATCTCTACGATGCCGTTCTTCAATGGGAAATATTATGCGGAGTTCACCAACACCGCAGCGTATGCCTCCATTGGTATGTGTATTCTCGCAGACAACTTGGCATCGCCTGTATCTATTGGTGGTGGCTCGACTACTGCAACAGGCTTATGGGAAGCCTATGACAATGGCGGTGGAATATTTGTAAGTTCTGATGGCGGTGGATTTGGTGCGTCATTAGGTGCGACACGATTTCTTCCCGCAGGAACAATTCAATTTGCTGCTGATGCAACTAATGGCAAATTCTGGATTGGACGCAACAACACTTGGTATGACTCGTCGTTTGGAACAACTGGCGATCCTGCGAACGGACTCAATCCAACCTTCACTATCTCGACTGCTCGCGCACCGTTCAACATTGGCATGGTGTCAAGTGCAGCTACCAATGCTTGCAATGCCAACTTTGGTCAGCAGACATTTAGTTTTACTCCGCCGTCTGGATTTGTTGCGCTGTGCGCTCCCAATCTCAGTGTTCCTTCAATTAAAAAGGGCAGCAACTACTTTGATGTCCTTACTTTTACTGGAGTCACTGGTGGTGCAACTGTAACAGGTCTGAACTTTCAGCCTGATTTGTTGTGGCCCAAATGCCGTAGTGTCGCCCGCAACCATGAAATCTACGACAGTGTGCGCGGTGTTGGTTTTACGTTGTTTCCCAATCTTACAAACGCGGAACTGAACGACAACCGCATTTCGTCGTTCAATAGTAACGGCTTCACGTATACATCAACATCCAACTTGGCAGTTAGTGGTGATTCTGAAGTAGCTTGGTGCATGAAGAAAGGGGCGACATCCGGCCTCGACATCGTTACCTACACCGGCACGGGGGTCAATCGAACAGTCAACCATTCCCTTGGTATTGCCCCATCTCTAATCATTGTAAAGGGGCGTAGCGGAGCAATAGCCCCATATGTCTACAGTGCAGGAGCTGGTGCAGGCAACTACCTTTCGCTCAACACGACAAATGGATCGACGGCGGATGCGACCGTGTGGAACAGCACTGCACCGACAAGTAGTGTGTTTTCACTGGGCACCAATGCGACAGTAAATGGAAACACTGCTACGTATGTAGCGTGGTTGTTTGCTGAAATTCCGGGCTTTAGCAGGATTGGAACCTACACCGGCAATGCCGCTGTTGATGGCACGTTTATTTATCTAGGCTTCCGGCCACGGTTTGTAATGCTCAAAAATCTTGGTGCTCTTGAAGACTGGGTAATTCATGATTCAGCGCGTGATGCTTACAACGCAGAGCAACAATACATCTACGCATCTTCAGCAGCAACTGAAGCTGGCGCTGGAACTGCACGAATGGACTTCCTTGCCAACGGAATTAAGTTGCGGAACACAGGGCAAGACAACCAAGCAAACACTTACATCTACTTAGCGTTTGCTGAGAATCCGTTCAAATACTCTAACGCGAGATAACTATGTTCCTGCTTAATGGCAAGCATCTTCCTGAAGGTGTGCCCTTTGAAATTGATGGCATTCAATACCCGTCCAATTGGTTGAACCTTTCAACCCCAGAAGAGAAGGCGGCAATTGGTATTACGGAGGTTGAGCAACAGCCTCGTCCTGATGACAACCTGTATTGGGTTAGTGACAACGGTGATGGCACATGGACTGCAATCCCTCGCAGCCCTGAAGACATTGCAGCTCGAACTAAAGCTGCTGTCATCAATCAGATTGCTACGCTAGAGAACTCCAATCCAGTTACACAACGCGCAATTAGGGAGTTGATGCTGGCCATTGGCCAAGCCTATCCGCAAGCACAAGCGTCGGTGTTCTACCAAAAAGCTCTGCAACAAGAAGCTGCAATCCAACAACTGCGGAGCCAACTGTGAACCGACTCAAGATTGTCATTGTCGGCTTCCTCTACTGGCTGGTGTTTGGTGTAGGCACCATCCTAACCATCATCAAGCAGTTCTTCGGCATCATCAAGTATGCAATCACGGGTGATGAGAAAGAACGTGACTGGGTTACACGCACAGGTCAAGGCTTGGATGGTGTGTGCAATGCCGACTATTTCGACGGCGATCCGCGTGAAACCATCAGCTCACACACTGGTCGGTGGGTAGAAAGTGGTGAACCAATCCCACCTAAGTTTAAATTTGTCAACTGGCTCACTGGTTTGTTTCAGCCCAACCATGCTGTCCGATCTATTGAGGAGCCGTTCCGAGGGACACCGAAATGATTCAGAACATCCCTCAACATACAAAGGTGGCTGGTGACGTGCTTTCTTGGACAGCTATTGTTTCTTCGATTGCGGGCTGGCTTCAGCCGGTGACGGCAGTGCTTGCTTCGCTGGCTGCCTTCGCATGGTCGTGCTTACAAATCTACGATTGGTATAAGAAAAAGAAAAAGGTTAAGTAATGGGGCCGTTACTCTCTGCTCTCATCTCCGCATTCGTTCCGGTCTTTACTGAAGGCACGAAGCAATTCATTTCGCACAAGCTTGGTGGTGTCAAAGCCACGACAGTGCAGGAACAAATCCAACTCGATAACAACGAAATTGAACGACTCAAAGCAGTGGCTGCGCTTGACAATCCGGGCGGCACGCCCTCGCAGTGGGTGATTGACCTCCGTGCTTCAGCTCGCTACGTGGCGGCTGGTGTTGTGATTGTGGGTGGCGGTGCACTGGCTTATATGCCTGAGATTCCCGAACCCATCAAGCTCGTTGCCATTGATGCTGTGTCTACAGTGTTTGGCTTCTTGTTTGGCACCCGCCTCGTGGCGAATGTGGGCAAGTAATGTTCGACTACGAAAAGAACAAGCACCTGCTGTGTGACAGCACGGGCCGTAGGATGACGCTAGGTTTGTTTGAGGAGCTGGCTGATCCGGCGTCTGCATACAAGCCGGTGTTCAAACTCTCCGAATGGAAAAAGAAATACATCGCCATCTCCGATCCGACAGATTATAAGGCGGCGATGGAACTCATTGGCGACTGGGATCACTGGCTCCTACTCATGGATAAGCAAGCATTTGCCAGTGTGGTTGCGGGGTGGCGTGCAGAGGTTCAAGTCAAAATTAGAAGTGAAGCCATTGAACAGATGAAGAAGCAAAGCCGTAGCGACAAAGGCACGGCTGCTGCTAAGTGGCTTGCTGAGAACGGTGTTGTTCCTAGGAACATTGGCCGTCCTCGTAAAGAACAAAAAGAAGAAGCAGATTCAGCAAGAGCACGGGATGACGCCAAGCGACTTGGGTTGTCCATTGTTAAGTAAGGTTTGCAATGCCCTCATCGAAAAGTTTACGCACAACAGGTGCGACCAATTCGCTTCAATCAAACACAGTGAATGAAGATACATATCTGCTTTTTGTCTCAGTGGCTTATACATCCAATGCCACGGTGGGCAATCGGCAAATTGTTCTTCAAGTGCTTGATCCGAGCAACAACGTGCTGGCGCAGCATAGTGCCGGTTTGGTTCAGGCTGCCAGCTTAGTCAATCGCTACAACTTCATGCCGTGCATCACACGGGAAACGGCGCTTGTCAACAGCGAAGTAAACGTTCCTATTCCGTTCGATCTGATGATTCCGTCGGGTGGCTCGTTCAAAGTTTTGGACACCGCAGGTATTGCTGCTGGCGATTCGATGGTTGTTGGTTACGGCCTTCTGAGCACGCGCACCTAAGTGGCTGGTAAGAAACACGACCATCTTGATGAAGTAAAAGCTGCCGCTGAAGCAGACCTCCTAACTTTCATTAGGTTGGTGGCACCGCACCGAATGATTGGTGCTGTGCACGAGGAGCTAGTTCGCTGGTGGGAACGTGACGATGCGCTGGACAACCAGCTCGTCCTGCTCCCCCGCGACCATCAAAAGAGCGCCATGATTGCCTACCGCGTAGCGTGGTGGGTGACGAAACATCCAGAGACAACAGTCTTGTATGTGAGCGCAACTGCCAACCTAGCGGAGAAGCAGCTCAAGTTTATCAAGGACATTCTCACTTCCGACATCTATCGCTACTACTGGCCAGAGATGGTGCAGAAGAACGAGAACATGCGGGAGCGTTGGAGTGTCGATGAAATCGCAGTAGACCATCCCAAAAGGAAGGCTGAAGGCGTGCGTGACCCCACTGTTAAAGCGGTGGGACTCACTGCCAACACCACTGGACTGCACTGCAATGTTGCCATCCTCGATGACATTGTAGTTCCCCAGAATGCCTACACTGAACTGGGACGAGAACAGACGCGAGCGTTCTATTCGCAGCTTAGCTCCATTGAAACGACAGGAGCTAAGGAATGGGCTGTAGGGACACGCTACCACCCGTCTGACATCTACCGCGACATGATTGATATGCGTGAATACTTCTACGACGAGACAACCAGTGAGGATGTCGAACGTGAAGTGTATGAGGTGTTCGAGCGTGCGGTTGAGGTGAACGGAGAATATCTATGGCCTAAGCAGCGTCGATCAGACGGCAAGAGCTTTGGCTTTGATGAACGGGAACTGGCACGTAAGAAAGCCAAATACCTCGATGTCACACAGTTTTACGCGCAGTATTACAACAACCCGAACAGTCCTGAGAACAGCTACATAGATGCGGGACGCTTCCAATACTACTCGCGTGAAAACCTCCGCAACCTGAGTGGAGTTTGGTATCTGGGTGACAGGATGTTGCATGTGTTCACTGCGGTGGACTTTGCTTATAGCGTAAGTGAACACGCCGACTACACCGCAATTGTCACAGTGGGTGTGGATGAAGAGGGATCAATTTATGTCTTGGACATAGATCGGTTCCGCACCAACCGCATCTCCGACATGTATGAACGCATCGTCAAGTGCTATCGGAAGTGGCAATTCAGGAAGCTGCGAGCGGAGGTGACGGCTGCCCAGTCGTTGATTGTGAGTCAGTTTAAAGAGTATATGCGGAAGCAAAACCTTCCCATCTCAATTGACGAACACCGTCCCACAAGTAACAAAGAAGAACGCATCCGTGCTTCGCTCGAACCTCGGTATGCCAACTTGCAAATCTGGCACTACAAAGGTGGCAACTGCCAAACACTCGAAGACGAGTTGATGGTTGAGCACCCGGAACACGACGACGTTAAAGACTGCCTTGCTGCGGTGGTTGAGATTGCCAAACCCCCGATGAAGAAGCAGGCATGGAAGCCAACCAACGTAGTTTATTCATCGCGTTTTGGCGGCGTTGCTGCCGCCTAATCTGTTCCTAGGAACACATGCCGAACACGCTAGACGAACGTTTTGTCAAGGACAACATTGCCGCCATTGTTAGTAACAAATGGGTGGTGTGGAACACACTTCGTGACCGTTGGGTTGAGGATAAGAAAGAGCTGCGTCAATACCTCTTTGCTACCTCCACTCGTGAAACCACGAACAAGCAATTGCCTTGGAAAAACAGCACAGTAACTCCTAAGCTTACGCAGATCAGAGACAACCTTCATGCCAACTACATGGCTGCGCTTTTCCCGCGTGACCAGTGGTTCACTTGGAATGGGGATGACGATGAATCGGTAGACAAATCGAAGAAGGAAAAGATCGAAGCCTACATGCGTTGCAAGCTCAAGGCGATGGACTTCCAAACCGTCGTGAGCCAGCTAGTCCTCGACTACATCGACTATGGCAATGTGTTTGCTGGCCACGAACAGGTTAAGGAAACAAAGAAAGACCCGGCTACAGGTGAAGAGATTGTGACCTACACAGGGCCGAGTGCCTTTCGTATCAGTCCGCTCGACATCTGCTTCGACGTCACTGCGTCCTCGTTTGATCGTGCCCCGTGCATTGTGCGTCGGCTCAAGTCCATCGGTGAACTGGAGAAAGACATCGTTGAGAAGCCGGGACTGCTGTATGAGAAAGCTACGCTTGAGAAAGTTAAGGGCATCCGTGTAGCAGGGGCGGACACCATCGACGCAATTAAAAGCGATGGCTTGGTGGTGGATGGCTTCGGTGACATCCAGCAATACTTTGCCAGTGGTATGGTGGAACTGCTCGACTTCTACGGCGACATCTACGATGTAGCCACCGGCCAGTTCTACAACGACATGCTCATCACTGTGGTGGATCGGCGTTGGATTTTACGCATGATGCCCAATCCTAGCTGGACTGGGGAACGCCCCATCAAGCATTGTGGCTGGCGTCTACGCCCTGACAACCTGATGGCCCAAGGCCCGCTCGATCAGCTTGTGGGTATGCAATATCGGATTGACCACCTTGAAAACCTGAAGGCTGACGTATTCGACCAGATTGCTCACCCGATCACCAAGATCAAGGGCACCACTGTCCAAGCATTTGAGTTTGGCCCCGGTGTCCAGATTCAAATGGGGGATGAGGGTGACGTGGAGTTTGATCGTCCCGATGCTGCTGCCCTGTCTGCGGACAATGAGATTGATATTCTCATGAACCGGATGGAGGAGATGGCAGGTGCGCCCAAGCAGGCTATGGGTATCCGCACTCCGGGTGAAAAGACCAAATATGAGGTGCAGGTATTGGAGAATGGCGCTGGCCGTATCTTCCAATCGAAGGTCAGATGGTTTGAACAAAACCTCATCGAGCCGCTTCTCAACTCCATGTTCGAGGAAGCTGTCCGCACCATGTCTGCCAAGGATCAGATCGAAGTTACTGACCCCGACTATGGCACCAAGCAATTCGTAGACATCACCAAGGAAGACGTAACAGCCAAGGGTAAGTTCTATGCGGTAGGTGCTCGTCACTTTGCTGAGCAAGCTATGTTCGTGCAGGAACTCAACCAAACCCTCAACCTCATTGAGCAAATCCCTGAGATTAAGGTGCATGTATCTGGTAAGGCTGTGGCTCACGCTCTGTCTGATGTCATGGGTTGGAAGACCTTCGGCATCGTCAAGGACAACGTAGCCATCATGGAAGCTGCCGAAACTGAGCGTGTCAAAGGTGCGGCACACGAACAACTTCAAACAGAGCAGGGTATGCCGTCGGAGTTGCAACCGTCTGACCATGCCCCGGCTCCTGTTGAGGAGCCTGCATGAATGCACAACTGATGCGCTTTAAGCCAAAGGACACTACACCTGAAGAGTGGGAGAAACACTGGAACAACCAGACTTACACTCTTCAGCCTCTGGCTGATGTTCTTAAGAACATTAAAGAATCACTAGGTAATATAAAAGCAGATGACTTTAATACTCCCAATCATTATGAAAAGCTTGTTTATGAACTAGCTCAGAAGCAAATGATTGATAAGATATTGTCATTACTCCCTGACTCTTTAGATAAGTAAGGGAACTTTTTTCAGCTTTTATTGTCTAAGGGGTTATAGCGGGTTGGAGCAGTAGCAGCTCGTCGGCCTCATAAGCCGAAGGACGATGGTGCAAATCCATCACCCGCTTCCAGTTTCCGAAGTAAACCTCACTCTCAATTAGGTTTACTTCATGTCTGACCAAGACAAATCCCTCTTCTCTGCCGACGACCAATCGGCAACCCTGAACCAAACCCCGAATCAAACTGCTGCTGCTAAACAGGGCGACACCCTGTCAGAGTCGGTGGCAATACTTGTTGGCGAAGGCCGCAAGTATAAGACGATTGATGATCTGGCTAAAGCCTATCTCAATGCGGACGAGTTCGTTGAAAAGCTGAAAGGCGAGAACGCAACTCTTCGTGAAGAGCTAACTAAAGCCAAGACTCTCGATGATGTCTTGAAACGGTTGAAGGACGAACCGAGCGCAGGCACTCAAGACCGGAGTGACCAGAGTCAAGGACTCACCGCGCAGGATGTCGCCAAGATCGTGAGCAACGCTATCACAGGCCACGAAACAGCCAAGATTCGCCAAGCCAATCTACAGGCTTCGGATGCTGCAATGAAGAAACTCTACGGCGATAAAGCCGCTGAGGTTTTTGCGAAAGCAGCTACGACTCCTGAACTGCGTAAGGCGCTGACTGAGCTGGCTTCGGTAAGCCCGGATAAGTTTGTTGCAGTGTTCCAGCCCGCGCAAGCGGCCACTGGTTCACATGTTGATGGCTCCACTGCTGTCAACACTGCTGCGCTGAGTTCCATTTCTCAATCGGGGCGTGTTGCCGATCCGGGTTGCAAGGAGTTTTACGACAACCTCCGTCGCACCAAACCGAACGAGTATTACTCGCAAGCAGTTCAATCACAGATGCACAAAGCGGCGATTGCCAATCAGGAAAAGTTCTTCGGCGCAAGTTCCTAAGAACATCCCGGTTCAATCCTACGACAACAAAAATAATAAGGGTAGGAAGTAACAATGCCTGCAATGGACTATAGCGGCGTATCGACTAACCTCGTTCGCGCCAATCTCTGGTCGGATCAGCTCAAGGAGATTCTCCGTGATGTGCTGATGGGCCAGAAGTATGTCAACTGGATGTCCAATTTCCCGGATGGCACTACATTCAACATTCCGTCTATCGGTGATATTCCGATGCGGAACGTGTCTGAAACTGATCCGGTTGTATACGATTCGCTCGGCACTGGTAACTTTACGTTCACCATCAACCAGTATGTTGAAGCGGCAACGTATATCACGGATAAAGCGAAACAGGACAGCTACTACGCTGACCAACTGATCGCAGCGTTCCTCCCGCGTATGAAGCGGGCCATCGAAGAAAACCTTGAAACCAACATCTTTGCTCTGCAAAGCTCGCAGACAGCGGCCAACCCGAACAGCATCAACGGTGCGGCTCACCGCTTCGTAGCGTCGGGTAACACCAACACTACGCTGCAACTGTCGGACTTCGCGCAAGCGAAATTTGCGTTGGATAAAGCTGCGGTGACGCAAGCTCGTGTGGCGATCATTGATCCGTCGCAAGAGTATGTCATCAACACGCTGACCAACCTGACTTCGGTGCAGAACAACCCGATGTTCAACGGCATCATCGAAACTGGTATGACGGACAAAGGCCCGACCACAGGTCTGCGCTTTATCCGCAACGTATACGGTTTTGACGTCTACGTGTCCAACTACCTGCCGACTATCACTGGCACGGAAGCGATCAATGCGGACAGCCGTGGCTCGGTTACTTCGCCTAGCGGTGCGGTAGCAAACCTGTTCTTCAGCTTTGGTGGGGATGAAACCCCGTTCAAAGGCGCGTGGCGTCAAATGCCGCGTGTGGAGTTTGAACGCAACAAAGACCTGCGTCGTGATGAGTATGTCATGAACGCGCGTTACGGCCTCAAGCTGTATCGCCCGGAAGCTCTGGTCACTGTTCTCTCCAAGAACACAATCTAATTAAAGGAGACTGAACTATGACTCGTGCAGCTACTTGGACGAACTCGGACGGTCTGGTTGTTGGCTTCGGTGCGAATGCACCGGAGCGTAACACAGCCGGTGTATCAAAGCAGTTCGGCACAATCAAAGAAGCTCGACTTCAAGTTACATATCAATCTACCAGTGGTGCTTCGGGTGCGAAGATCACTGTTCCCGCAGGTAGTGCTGTTCGGCGTGTGCGTCTGCACGTTGGCACAGCGTGGGTGGGTGGCACCAACCTTCAGTTTGGTGACGGCACGACAGCCGGTGGTTGGGTTAGCTCGACCAACGCGGCAACCGCCAACCTCACTGCGGGTGCGGAAATCGTAGGCTCTGGTGTCTACGTAACTGGTGGCACGGATACGACTGCAATGCGCTTTCCCAAAGTGTATGCAGCGGCCACCGATCTGTTCCTCACAATCACGGGCACCTACACAGCAGGTGACGCAACGATTGTTGTGGAATACGAGTAATCAATCCACTAGCCCTGCAATGGGGTGAGTAGCAAACAAGGGGCGGCAGTGTCAACAACCTGCTGCCCCTTTTTTCTTAAGGTTTGTTATGGCAACAGTCAATCACAAAGACCTCACTGATCCGAACATCCACGAGAGCAAAGGTGTTGCCTCGGCTGCTGCTGACACAATGTATGTAGCCGATGGTGCAGGCTCCGGTGCTTGGAAGCTTCGGCTTAAACGTTACACCGCAACTATCACTCCGGCCATTGTCAATGCCAACACTACGTCTGAACAGACGTTCACCGTAACTGGTGTGGTTGCTGCCACTGACGATGTCATCTCTGTGCGTAAGCCGACACATCAAGCTGGTTTGGGCTTGGTTAATTGGCGCGTCACAGCGGACAACACAATTGCCATCACGTTCATGAACAACACGGCTGCTGGCATTACGCCCACTGCTTCTGAAGTCTACTCCTTCTTCGTCTATCGGACATAACAATGATTGAATTGTTCGTTGCCGTTGTTCTTGCTTGCACACCAAATGGGTGTCAGTTTATGACAGAAGAACACCCGCAATTACGGAGCAAGCAAGAGTGCACAAAGATTGTCCAGCAAATGGCTGGTTCTATTGGAGACAAGGCAACAACGCTTGGGACGTGTGTCCCTGTTGAGTTGACTAAGGTTTAAGCATGGCCAAGATGACACTGCTTGAGATGGTTCAGGACATCATGAACGACATGGATAGTGATGTAGTCAACTCCATTTCCGATACTCCTGAGTCCGTTCAAGTCGCCCAAATTGTCAAGACTAGCTACTTCAAGTTGGTTAGTTCTCGTGACGACTGGCCGTTCCTAAGAACATTGACCAGCCTTACAGGACTGGCTGATGTCAGCAATCCGACAAAGATGCAGATACCGGACACAGTTAATGCTGTGCTCTGGATTAAATACAACAAGAAGGATGTCACCTACCTCGATCCGCACGAGTTTAAGTATCTGCTCGACAACCGGACAGTGCAGGCAAGTGTGGTTGATAGCAACGGCTTCATCCTCAACCGCGACCCACTCTACTGGACGACGTATGACGATCAGTATGTGATCTTTGATTCAATTGATTTGAGTTCAGACTCAACGCTCCAGTCGTCCAAGTGTGCAGCCTACTGTCAGGTAGCTGCAAGTTGGACACACAGTGACAGCTTCATACCCACACTGCCGGAGAAGATGTTCCCCACACTTCTCGCAGATGCCAAGGGCACAGCCTTCCTCGGCCTGAAACAACAGGCCAATCCTAAAGAGGAAGCCTACGCAAAGAATGGACGCACACGATTTCAAAACACTGGAATTAAAGCACGCGATGGACAGCCTCGCACAGACTCTAACATCAATTACGGAAGACGATGAGCCGCCAACCTGTCAAGACCATTGACCAGATCGAAGCACCCGAAGAACAAACCAAAGACCTGCGTAAAGCAGAGAAGGGCTTAGTCCCTGTGATGGAAGACGAAGGTCTTTATCACATTGAATACCAACCCGCTGGTGGTGAAGTGCCTGATGAACTGAAAGGCAAATACACCCAGAAGCGACTGGCGCAAGCCGCAATCGAGAACTACATGGCAGAGCATGAAAAGCAAGCTGCGTAACGATCCGTGCCGAAGACTGTTTCCAACAAAAAGTCTTTCACATTTGTGGCTGGCCTCAACACTGAGGCTGGCCCTCTCACCTATCCGCCCAACACATGGCAGGACGGTGACAATGTAATTCCCCAGATTGACGGCAGCTTGCATAAACGCACTGCCATCAACTACGAAACCAACTACGCCCTGTCTTCTGTTGTCAGCACGTCAAGTGATGAACAGTATGGGGCGTTTGTCATTGGTGAATGGAACAGTGTTGCTGGTAATGGTGGACGCAACTTCATCGTCACCCAACGTGGTGTCCGGGTCAACTTCTACGACAACACCGGCGACGGCATCAGCTCTACGGAGAAGTCTTTCTCCATTGACCTCAGTGCATGGAAAGCCGCAGGCAATCCGAATGTATCGGGCACAGCCCCGATCTCCTGCACCAGTGCTTATGGCAACCTCATCATCACGAGCGCCGACACTGAACCTTTACTCGTTACATACGACGAGAGCTTGGCAACCATCACAGTTGCTGCCATCACCATCTACATCCGTGATTTGAATGGCAGCACAGAAGACACCAATGCTGTAGACAACAAGCCGTCTACACTTTCCAATCCGCACAAATACAACCTGCTCAATCAAGGGTGGACTACCTCTCTAATCTCCACTTACCAGACAGCAACAGGTGTCTATCCGTCCAATGCACAGACATGGACAGCAGGTAAAGATTCGAGCGACAACTTCACGCCGTCCCTATTGGACAAGCAGGACTTTGGAACTAGTCCCGCACCCAAGGGCCGCTTCCTTCTTAATGCGCTGAAGCGTGATCGTTCTACTGTCAGTGGTGTAGCAGGGCTGACAACAGAGAGCGAGTCCTATCGTCCCACGGTGTGCGCGTTCTACGCTGGCCGTGCGTGGTATGCAGGAACGCAAAGTTCAAAGATTGGTTCGTGGGTGTTCTTTAGTCAGGTAGCCACCTCCACGGACAAGTTTGGCAAGTGCTATCAGGATGCCGACCCTTCGTCGGAATTCATTCAAGACTTGGTTGATAGTGATGGCGGCGTTATTCCGATCCAAGATGCAGGCACCATTACTCGCTTGCTGGTTGCTTACAACACCCTGCTGGTCTTTGCCGATAACGGCGTATGGCAGATCAGTGGTGGCCCTGCCGCAGTGTTTTCAGCCACTTCGTATGAGGTGAAGAAGCTCACAGCCGTTGGTTGTGTTGGCCCTCGCACTGTCATCGAAGCAGAGAACACCATTTACTACTGGTCAACTGACGGTATCTGGTTGATGAAGCCAAATGCTAGTGGGCAGTTTGACGTTCTCAATCTGACTAATACCACAATCCAATCGCTGTATACGCACATCCCAATCTATGGGCGCAACTTTGCAAGTGGTCGTTACTACCTAGAAGGAAAAACCATCTACTGGTTGTATAACAACGATTCTTCACAGGATGGAATCACACGTCGGTTCAAGAAAAACCAGATGCTGTGTTTCGATTTGCGTTTGCAGGCGCTATACACAATTAGTGTGGCTTCGCTTGCTTCCAACTCTCCATATGTCACAGACATTGCGTTGACAAAGAACCGGACATCCATCTCAGTTCCGTTCGATGTTGTTGACAACAGTGGCAACACACTCATTACGGTTACGAGTGACACGTTGTATGTCAATTTGTCTCCGTCTACGTTGCACAACAGTGAGCCTCGCTTCTTCACGGTTGCGCCGGTAGTGTCTACTACCAACTTCAAAGCTACGTTTAGTCGATTTGAAGACGGACTGACAACCGCTTCCAAGTTCAAGGATTGGTATACGGTTGACAGCACTGGCCAAGGCTACACGGCCTACATCGTCACGGGCTACCAGATGGGTGAAGACCAAGGTGGTGACAAAATGATTCAGGCGCTCTACATCACAACAATGATGCGGCGCACTGAGACTGGTGTCGATGGCAGCGGTGAACCCATCCTTCCATCAAGCTGCACACTGCAAGCACGTTGGGATTTTACAGACACATCAACTGCACACAAGTGGAGCACAGGTCAGGAAGTTTATCGGCACAAGCGTTTGTTCTTTCCTGCTGTGCCATCAGCTACGTTTGACGATGGCTACCCGGTGGTTATCACCAAAAGCAAAATCCGTGGACGTGGCCATGCTGTGCATCTCAAGTTTACTGCCGATCAGAACAAGGATATGCAGCTTCTCGGTTGGGCGATCACCTACATAGGAAATGCCAATGTCTAAGATTAAGTTGATTGATGATGATGACATGCTGATTCATCTGGAAATGAATGATGGTGTTCCGTTTATCCACCTTGAACTATGGCAATGGAATTTGCGTGTCTATAAAAAACTCTATCTCAATCTTCATTTAATACGTGAAGGGCTTCGCACTAAAGGATATGACCTGCTTGGTGCATACAACGTCAATCAGGACGACAAGTGGCGCAAGTTTGTTGAACACATGGGATTTACAAAACGAACAGAACATAACGGCTTAGACGTTTACGCAATAGAGGTGTAGCAATGGGTGGATTCGGTGGTTTCGTTGGTGGCGCAATTGGCTTTGCTGTTGGTGGCCCCGTAGGTGCTGCCCTTGGCTTTGGTTTGGGATCGTCGTTAGGTGCGGCCCAACAACAGAACGACGCTTCGCAACAGCAAGTGGCAGCGGCACAAGAAGCTGCTGCTGCACAACGACGGCAAGCTGAGCTACAGCAAAAGCAAGCTGACATTGCTAATGCTCGTGCTCTACGTTCTGCTGTTCGTCAGGCTCGTATTGCTTCAGCCTCAATCGTCAACTCTGGTGCCAACTTCGGCACGCAGTTTAGTTCCGGCGTAGTGGGTGGTGTTCAGAGTGTTGAAGGTCAAAATCGCACCAACATCTCGTTCTTCAACCAGAGCAATGACATCAATGCTGGCATCACACAAAATCAAATCGACGTAGCCAACTCGAATGTTAAGACAGCACAAGCGCAAGCTTCTAGTGCTGAAGCTGGTGCACTCGGCAAACTTGGCGGCACCATCTTCGATGCGGCTGGTGGATTCAAGACCCTCTTTAGCATGGTAGGTTAATGACAGATCAGGCTCCCTCGTTACTGCCTGAAGTTCAAACTCCTCCTGAAGTTCAAACGTTTCTCCCGCAGCCGGATGATGTTCCGGCTGCGCGTGTTCCTAGGAACGTTGAAGAAGTTGCGGCTCAAGTAGCTCTGGCAATTGAAGACACTCGTCCATTCAAGGACAAGCTGGCTCAAAACGTCACAGCCATCAAAGCCAACGGAACAACTCCGTTGCTATCGCAGGTGCTGTCACAGCACTTCGAGGACAACGTGCGTGCTGCGCGTGCACAAGCTGAAGCCTTTGCTGCGGCAGGGGAAACAGAACGGACTGGGTTTGCAGCTCAAGTGCTGGCCACTAACGAGGCTGACAAGACGCTGAAGAACCCGGTAGACAACCCGGTTGAAGCGCAGGATGCGCTGGCTCAGCGTGCACTCGAAGGTGTGTCGGCCAATACAGACACAACCAAACTCTATCGAGACACGATTGCCTTTACTGGCATCCTCGACAAAGCGGCTGGTGCCATTGCCACCCGTAACATGATTGCTCAGGCAGCGGGTGAGGAGTCTGACAAGGCCCACCTCTGGGACTACATCTCTCAGTTTGGTCGTAGTCTGATTCCATATTGGGACACCCTCTCCATCACCAATGCGATCTCCAAACAAACAGGCACCAATCGCTACCTCGACAAATACGCAGCCGTAACCGATCTGCGTTACATGCTGTCGGGTATGCATCCATCTGAGCGTCAGCGCGTGATGGGTGATCTGGTCAAAGACCTTGCAGACAATCCGGCAGTCAAAGCCGACGTTCTTCGCCAAGTGCTTGAGCTGAGTAAGTCGGATGCCAACCTCGACTTTGCTCTCGATGCAATGCAAGCCACAGATGTCTACGCACTTGTCAAAGGGCTTGGCTCGCTGGCTCGTAAGGGCGTTCCGCTTAAAGCGGTTAAGGATGTAGTTGGTGAGACAGAGGCAGGCAAGGTTGCTGCTGCCGATCTCATCAACCAAACCAAGCTTTCAGGTCTGAACGACGCTGAGCTGGTTAGCCGTGTCATCGCCAGTGGTGGCAATCCGTTCACCGCCGATCCTGCTGCCCTGCGTGGCATGAATGCTGCTGCTCAGAAGGAACTGGTAGACGGCTGGAACAAGATGCTCGACAACTTCCGTGAGCGTCTGTCTTCATCGGGTATGACCCCGGAAGAAATTAAGGATGCGGCTGCCAAGATCAGACAGAGCTACGCTCCGTCCAACAACCCACACGTAGCCGACGTCATCTTCGGTGAAGCGTCTGCTGATGGTCAGCAGATGACTGTGTTCTGGCAGAGCAAGCAAGGCCGTGCCTTCATGTCGCGTGAAGCGGCAGAGCAGTGGGCCAAAGAGCAAGGTCTAACCAACTTCGAGATTGTTCCTAAGAACATCATTGATGATGTTCAACCGCAGGTTGCATACCACGGTGGGACAACTACCGGCAAACTGGATGATTCGTTCATCGGTTCGGGTCAAGGTGGTTCGGCATTGGGCAAAGGGTTTTACATGTCCAAGGCTGAGGGACTGGCTGATACGTTTGCTCAGAAGTATGGCCACACGGTTAGCAAGTGGTCGATCCCCGAAGACAACAAGTTCCTCCACTGGTATGAGACTAGCCAGCCTGCTGAAGTAGCCAAGGCTGCATCCAAGGTGTTGGGTAAAGACGTCGCTGGTATGACTGGCGAGGACATCTATCGTGCTGCGGTTAAGAAGCTTGGCAGTGAAGAGAAAGCTGCTGCTGCTCTCCGTAAGGAAGGGGTTGTCGGCAACTACGCCAGCCACAGTGGGCCGCACGGCACTGGCCCTGAGCACATGCTGTTCAGTGGTAAGGATGCCAAGTTCAAAGGCGCTCGTGCTGTAGAGAACAAAGCAGGCACAGTTGTTGAAGAAGCTCCCGTCGAGATTGATGGTGAGGTGTTCTTTAACAAGCTAGACGGTGCTGAGAGTGCAGCTACACCCATTGAGCGCAAGCTCATTGACAATCAGGTTCGCAATCAATCGACAGCCCAAACGCCGTTCTCGCGTGGCGAGCCTATGTTCATTGGCCGCAACTTGGAGATGGGCGATCAGCTTCACCCCAAGATCAGAGGCTTGGTTGGTGATTGGCTCAACCTCCTGCGTTTCGGTAAGCAACGCATGGCCATCGTGTCATCGAACGAGCTGCCTTATATGCTCAAGCGATTGAATGCCAACATTGACGACTACAACCGAATGATGAGCTACGTCCGTTCGGGTAGTAACAATGGGTTTTATACGCGCGTCAATAGCACTGTCGGTAAGTTCCATCTCATTGTATGGGACGCTTCACTGAGCGGTAGCTTTCGCAAACAAGTCAGCACTCTGGCACATGAGATTGGTCATGCGTTCGAGAAAGAAGTGCTGCTTGCTGCACCTCAGCAAATCCGACAAGACCTCTTCAATGAATTTAAGAATTGGTATAAGGCGCGAATGAACAGCGACATTACATGGGATCAGTTTAAAACACTGTTCCGTGTTCCTGTCGATGATGAGTTGCGTAAAGGATTCCCGGCACCGGCGTTCGATTTCCCGGCGCGTGAAGCCACGTCGCTTGGTTTGGACACATCTTGGTATAGATCGGCCGGTGAGTTTTGGGCAGAAAACTTTGCCAAGTTCATGCTGACAGATGCACGTCCTGTCTCTGCTCTGGAGAAATGGTTTGCTCAGCACGCACAGAAACTTAAGGAGTTCTTTGTTCAAGTAGCCCGTGCACTCGGTGTGGATGTGTCCAAGCCGAATGACTACGTGCGCGATTTGATGAAGAGTTATCTGGACAACCCGCGTGAGTGGGATGCGTTGGTTGCTGCTAAGCAATCGGACACTATCGGTAGTGAGGTGGCCTTCAAGAAGAAGGACTCCATTCCGATGTCACAAGCTATCGAGAAAGAGATTCGCAAGGTTCAAGGACAGTTGTTGAAAGACGGCTTGTCTGATGCTGAGCGTGAAGCTTTGCTTAAGCGCATCGAACTGCTGCGATCATCACTCGCACCCCCGACTCCAACAGCCCCCGGCCCTACGGGTGAATGGCTGGTTAAGCAGGTGCGTAACGATCCGTTGAGCTACGACTCCATCGGTAAGTTTAGTCAGCAAGACATTGACAGCATGGCTACAGTTGCTATCGACCCTAAGCACGCTGCGTCTGAACAGGCAGTGGAAGCTCGTGTGGTTGGTGTGCACGCTGAAGCCAAGACACGTCACGCTCTCCAATCCTTTATTGATCCCTACTTCAAAGGGCTTGGTAAGGAAGGCACACGTAAAGTGCAGGCGTTGCTCGAAGAGGGCGATGCCATGAGCAATGCTGGTGGTCTGGGTAAGGAGTTCAACTTCTCCGAAGCAATGGCTAAGGGATTGAACGAGCGCGAAGCGCAAGCTTATCTCGCTACACGTCAGCTTCGCATGATGATGTATCACATCCGTAACGGTGAGATGGTTAAACATCTGCGTTCGATGGGGCTAAAGGAAGTGGAAGTGAATGGCATCAAAGCTGCTGGCAAAGACCTGTCTATGGTTGAAGCCAGTGTTCTTAAGAACAAACAGCTTTATGACGTAGCCACTAAAACAATGGTGGACTGGGACAGTCCGGCTGCCATGAAAGCCTACGGTGAAGGCAAGCGTGTTGTGCAGCTCGCACACCCCACCGAAATTGATGGGGAGCTGCGTCGTGTCATGTTGGTAGATGAATCTGCCAAGACACGCGACATTGTTACAGCTTTGTCCTACCGTCCGGGCGAATACAGCCGCATCTACACAGATGAATACTTCATCACCATGAAGCGTGTAGGCAAGGTTGATGGGATCAATGAGGAAATAACATCCACGATCCGCACTGCCAAGTCGGTGAGAGAAGCACAGGAGTTTGTAGATAACGTCACTCGTGCCGTTGGTGTTCTTAAGAACATCGGCGCTGCTGGTGCTCGTGATCGGGAACTGGAGAAGCTGGTTGGTCGCTACTTCAGCATTGACGATTTCAAAGCTGCATTTGATAAAGGTGACTTTGATGGATTGTCAAAGCTCGACTACCACTTCACAAGAAACAAAGAAGAATATCTTAATGGTTCAGTTGGAGAAGCCCTTGCTAACGGGCGGCTATTCACATCCAAACGTAGTGAGCGCCTCTTTAGCGTCGATGCTTCTCGGCCTAATACACTTGGAGTGTTTGAATCAATTGAAGCTGAAGTTACAAATGTCAGCCGAGTAAGCAACATCAACCAGTGGCGTGAACAGATGGTGCGCCGTTGGATGAATACGTTCGGTGACATGATCCCCAATCGGACAGGCAATGACATCAACGACTTCTACTCTGCAACTGGTGCATCGTTTACTAAGGCGACACCGGAGGCAATGTTCGCTGAGCGCACACACAAATACATCATGCGCCAGATCGGACTGAAGACAGGAGAGGAACGCTACTACCAAACCATGACACGTCGTATGACGGAGAAGTGGTTTACAGGTAATGAGACTGTTGAGACAGCAGGTGCTGCCGTTCGTAAGATGGGGCTGCTTGGCTTCATTCGTAACATCAACTTCAACCTGACACTGGGTATGTTCAATCCGGCGCAGCTCATTGTTCAAGCGAACGGTGCAGCTACTGCCATGATTTTGTCTCCGTTGCATGGGCTGGCTGCGGCTAAGACATTCCCGCTGTTGCGTATGGCGTTGATGTCGGACAATCCGTCAGTGTGGAACTTCTTTGGTAATGTTGAGAAGGGACTCTTCGGTAGCAAGGAAGAGTTTGTGAAGCTGGTCAAAGCGGTTCGTCAAACAGGTATTGTTGACAATCTCAAATCAACTGCGCTCTACAACTTGGAGGATGGGAAGCTTAACATCTTCGGTGGTTATCCCGCGCGTGTGCTTGGACAGAACACATTCTTCTTCAATCGTGGTGAAGAATTCTCCCGGCTTGTCTCTTTTGACGTAGCTCGCCGGGAATGGATGGCTGCTAACAAGGGAGCAGAGTGGAGCACTAAAGAAGCACTGGCCCAGATTGTTGTGCGTATGGATGATCTGACACAGAACATGACTCGTGCCAACCTCGCTCGATTCCAAGAAGGTGCGGCATCCATCCCGCTTCAGTTTGCACAATACAACATCAAGCTCGGTGCCAACATCATGGCGTCATTGCTTGGCCACGGTGGCCGTTCGTTCTCCCGTGTTGAAGCGTTGCAGCTTCTGGTGGGTCACGTCATTCTCTATGGCGCAGCCGGTAATGGTTTGGCGTGGTTGGTTGATGAGATGATCTCAGATGATGCGAAGTCGAAGATGACTGTCGATCAGAAGGCATACCTTGGTCAAGGGTTGCTTGCTGGATTGCTCAATCAGTTTGGTGAGTGGATGACGGGCAAGCCCCTCAACCTCGCACTAGGCTCTCGACTGGGTTCATTCAACTACTACCAACAAGTAGCAGATGCAATCTTCACCGATCCTAAGAACGTGTTCGAGGCACTCGGTGGCCCTAGTGTTGCAACAGCTAAACGCCTTGGTGTCATTGGGGATGTGGCTTCGCTCTTCTACCGTGACCCTGACAAGACAGCCAAAGATGTAATGGAAGGGTTGTCGCGTATGACAACTGAACAGGTAACAACGTTACGTAATGTAACTAAAGCTTATCTGTATATGCAATATCAAAACAAAATGATTGATGGTAAAGGGTTGGCTGTTGCTCAACTCACACCAATGGAAGTATTGGGACAAGCTCTTGGCTTTCAACCTACTGCTGCTATTGATGTGTCCAACCTAATTAAAGGTAAGAAAGAACACAACGAAGCTTTGGATGACATTGCATCAACAATTGTCAAAGTTCAAAAGGACATCATCACAGCGCGTATGCGTGGTGACAACGCATATGCTGATGAACAACACAAGCTGCTCGATGTGTTGTGGCCTGAGAACACAGGTGACTTGATGGATGTTAAGCGTCGTATCAGGGAGAAACTCTATCCCTACGACAATCAAATGCAAAAGCTGTTGGGCGAATATATCTGGAAAGGTCAGACATATAAACAGCCCCTCGTTGTAACGCAACCTAAGAAGGAAGACTAATGGCAGGCCCAGACTACGCGAAAGTAATCCCCGACATCCAAGCTCCGGTTAAAGGTGGGGCAGGTGAATCGCTGATTGCTGCCAGTGAAAGCCAAGCACGAGGGATCAAGATTGCAGGTCAAGCGAAAGCTGACATGACAACGTTCCTAGGAACATCACTCATTGCTGCTGGCAAGGGAAAGCTCGAAGCTGATGCAGCTAAGGAAATCAATTCGAGTTTGGATAAGCTTCAAGGCTCAGGCACTGAGGCTACACAAGCACAGAAGAACCTCGACTACCTCGGCTCCGATCAGTTTGCTGCCAACTCTGCTGAACAGTTGGCCATGCTTAAGGAGCAGAGTGGTGGTCTTGATGATGGTGCCATCAGCGCAGACTTCATGAAGGATGTGAAGCGTTACGCTGACGCGCAACGTCAAGGCATCATGACTCGTGACGAAGTTCTTACGAGGGTCAGTGCAGCGGTCAAAAAGTATTCGGCAATGATGCCGGGATGGGCGTCTGATTTCCGCAAGTTGGGTGCGGATATGACTGGCATTGATCGACTGGATGTGTATGGTGTGCATCAAGCCCTGACCACCAAGAGTGCACAAGAGAAGCAAGCTGAGCAGATGCAAGCTGCACAGTTGGAAGCCATCAAGCAGATTGCTGCTGAACAGGGTGTGCTACCCAATCAAGTGACACCGCAGATGCTTCAGGTGCACTACCAAGCTAAGCAGCTTGAGTTTGCCCGCAAGAACATCGAGAACAAATTGAAGGTGGATGGGCTTGGCCGTGAACAATCGGACGAACTGTGGAGTCAGGCAATTGCTACCAGTCAAGGCAAACACCTTGCCGGTATCTACCAAGACCTGAACAAACTCACTGCACTCAATGCCGATCCTGCTAAAGCAGCCGATGCGGCACAGTTTGGACTGCAACTCAGCAGCAAGATTGAGAGTATTGGTTTGCAACTGGAAGCTGAGATTGGTCAGATGCGTGCATCTCCCACCAATCCGCTCAGTTCTGACACTGCTGCCAAGCGTGTTGGTGAAATCCGCGCGACGGTGAAGACGTGGCAGGAAGGCGTCAAAACCATTGAAGGGCGGAACATGCTTCTCAAGATGGCAGAGAACAGCAAGAACAACCTTCAGTTGTTCGATAACTCCATTCGACTGGCCAATCCTTACATCGAATCAATGAACATTCTGGGTATGCAGCCGTCAAAGCTGTTTGAGTTGTATATGACAGTGCCTAGGGACGAGTTCATAAAGCGTATCCCCGGAGGTGGAGGTGCACAATTGGCAGATGCAATGGCTCAAGTGTTACAGAATCCCGCACAACATGCGGGCATCATGGCGCAGATTGCTCTAGGTAAACCCATCGACATCAATGCAGTGGCACAGGTAGATCGCAACCTTGCCACCATTGCCACCGTTGACATGATTCAGAACGTTAAGGAGTGGGCTAAGGACGGTGCGCCTACGCAGGAGCGTAAGACTGTGTGGGTGAATAACATGGCCAAGCTTGGGAGCACACTCAACCTGTCCAATCCTACCAGTCAAGACCTGAAGGTGGCGTCTGAGTTGGTTGGAAGCGACACGTTCCAAGCGTTTGTTGCCAAGCTCTCCCCGCAGGAGAAAGCACAGGCGTTGACACCGCTGGTTATGCAAGCTGAGTCCACTGTCCGTGGTTTGAGTGACAGCCTCAAAGCCCAGATCGAGGCGTTTAACAGCGACTCCATCACGAAGCGTTCAGGCTGGACTATGACGCTCAAGCAGAATCCGGTGACGGGTTTGTTTGAAGTGGATGCTACGCAAAAGCAACCCGCTACAGCTACGGCTGAAACAGGTGGTGGTGCGTTCTTGGGTGGTGTTCGTGGGATGGGTGGCCGTGGCCCGAACAGCCAAGGCGTAGATGGACGGGATGCAATCAAGCAAGCACAGGCTCTGGCTACCCGCATCAACCAGTCGGTTGAAGTGTTCACAATGGGTGCTCGCCTGTTGGACAACAAGCTCAATGTGGATGAGGTAAGGACACGGGTGGGGTTGAACCTGTCGGCTGAGCATCCTCAGTCGTTGCTGACAGGGGAGACACTGCCTACACCGAACGGTGGCAATGTTCCTAAGAACACGGAGAAGACCTCCATCAACCTGCCTAAAGCTCTGGAAGCAGTTAAGTTTTCTGAGAAAAGCGGCCCATTAGCTGTCTCAGCTAAAGGAGCGCGTGGTGAATACCAACTCATGGAAGCGACAGCTAAAGAGCACGGCTTGGTTGTTGATCCCAAAGCAGGGGTAGACGAGCGTAGTGACACCAAGAAAGCTGAGGTTGCAGCAGGGAAAGAACTGTCACGCCTTTACGACGTGTTCAAAGGGGACATGAACAAGGTGGCAGCGGGATACAATGCAGGGATGGGGAACGTGCAGAAGGCCATAGCCAAGGCCACGAAGCTAGGAATCCCTGACCAGTGGGTAGCGTTCATGCCTAAGCCTGAAGAGACACTGCCTTACATCCAGCGATTCTTGAGTAAGTATCAGGGCTAATGATTACTCTACAAGACTTCTATAAAGGCCGAGATAAACAATATGCCAGTGAACTGACAGCAGAGATTGAGGGCAATGCCCTGACTACAGTCCAACGGGCTAATGCTCTCCTGCTTCAGTTTGGCAGGAGCAGGGCGGTGCATAGTGGGTGGAGGCCAGCAGCAGTAAATGCCGCCACCCCTAACGCTGCCCCTAAGAGCAAGCATATGAAGGGACAGGCCGTCGATCTGGACGATCCTGAAGGGGATTTGGATGAGTGGTGTCTAGCCCATCCAGAGATTCTTGAGAAGATTGGACTGTGGCAAGAACACCCCGCATCAACGAAGGGGTGGTGCCACGTCCAAATTGTTCCCCCGCTAAGTGGGAAGCGGGTGTTCTATCCCTGAGTGGGACAGCGGTAGGCATCCGCCTGTATGTCAGCTCCGCCGTTGTAGTCCGATTGTTGGTTGGTGACAACCATCGCATTACCACCGGCAGCAGCTACCTTGTTCCTAATCTTAACCTGAGCGCCGTTCATCCCGCCCTCAAGGGCAGGAGCAAACACTGATGCTGCACCTAGATGCTTACAGTTTTGAGCAACGGCTACACCGGGGGTGATGGTGCGAACCATCTTAGCTTCAGGAGACATGGTGACACAGCCAGCAAGTAGCAGAACACCGACATAGATATACCTCATTTAATTCTCCTTATAAAAGCCAGCAGTGATGCTGGCTTTTTTATTTTAATCTGGTTTTAACAACTTCTGCACCATAGCTGCGGCAGCAATGTAGCTGCCCTCAGTGCCAGTGTATACCGTTTCGTATTCACCAGTGATGGGGTCTTTCATATGCTGCTGGATAAAGAAAGAACCATCAGTGCACTCTTCAATTTCGATAATGCTCATACATTCTCCTGCTGCTTGGGAATGTATTTCAGTGGTGCTGCGTGAAGGAATCGAACCCTCGACCTTCTCCTTACAAGGGAGCTGCTCTACCAACTGAGCTAACGCAGCATGGCTCCGAAGGGTGGGATCGAACCACCGACCTAGCGATTAACAGTCGCTTGCTCTACCGCTGAGCTACTTCGGAGTTGTTCCTAAGAACGTTTAGACTCCACGAATAGTGAAGCCCATGTGGGTGAACCGCGCCGGATTGCGGCTGATGCTGTCCCAGTAGCCGAACTGGTCAGTGTTGGCCTTGCCTTTCTTCACCATCTGACGAATGTATTTACGCAAAGCTTGTCGCGCTTCTTCGTAGTTGATGAA